ATTGTGGTTCGTGTGGACAACCCTGAAAATGTTGTTCCATCCATATCGGTGTAGGCATAGTTCTGCCATGGCTAGTCATCTGTGTATGGGAATGATTCCTGGAAAAATCGGTTTATTTCTGCAGGCCATTCTGGTCCATCTAGATGAGGGATATGGGTGAATACAATATTCCTTGTATCAAGGAGTGATTCCATCAGATTCTCGATGACCTACTCTGGGTCGCTCACAAGTTGTGAATTGATGGGATTTCTGATTATTGCATCGATTAGAGGTTTGATGCTGGTCCAGAAGAGATTATCCACTGCCCTTTACAATATGGCATATTGAGAGCTATCGAAAGCTGAGCCGTCCATGGAAAATGATATCCATCCGTCTTTGCAGTTCTACTTGATGACTGCTAGCTGTTCGGCTTTGTCCAACCCCTAGATGAATCCTGGACATGCAGCCTTGACTGCTTTCCACATTCCTGATTGAATGGCTGCCATCAAACCTACCTTCTTGGTACTTGGGTTCATGATGGCCCTGGGGCGACTTTCCTGGTTTTGGAGATATCCGTCCCTCAAATCAAAATGAGCGGTGGTATATATTTCTCCCGTCTTCACATTCAACATTGAATGTCCCTTGTAGTCCTATTTGGACTTGGCTGCGAGTTGGGACAGTATGTTGCACCTATAAGTGGTGGCTTTAGAGAGGGAACAATCATCCTTGTTAGTGTAAGCAATGAGGTCGACTGTCTCCATAATGTGACTCGAATGGGACAACATATGATCGGTGATTGTTCCCATGTATACCAGGCATCTTCCTCGGAACCGGAAGACTTCATTTTGGTCGTAAACGACCCTTCCGGACATCTGCCGGGAAAGAGCGGAGATGTAGTTCTGGCGAATCTTGGATGAATACTCAAATTCAGCTAGAGTCATTCCATTGGTAATGGTGGTCCAACCAGATTGTGTGACGGGCTTGTCGTTTTCGTAGGAAGCGAAGGGTTAAAGTAGTCCGTCGACTAGTATGCAGGGTTCCCTGTTTCGACTCATCCATCTCTCGATGAGTCCTACTTAAATGGCCCAAGTTGCCTAATCCAAGATGACGTAAGGGCATGGGTCTCTCAGTGGAGCTAGGTCTGGCTCCTTGGCATAATAGTAGGTTTGAGCAGCTACTACATTCATCTAAGATGGCTTCTGGGTTTTAGATGGCCCATCGAATTCCTGGGTCTTGGGGAGTGCAACCTTCTTCTCTTTGTAGATTTCCCCGAGTTGCTAGTGAAGACGCACATCAGACGACTGAATTTGGTAGGCGTACTTCATATCGACGATGTCCTCGGTCGATATCCTTCCATTCAGGACGACTGACCTTTCGAGTTAGGATAAGATGTTAGTGGTGTCGTAGCTGAACTCAGATCTGCTGAAGAAGTAGTCTGACACACGCACAAAGATGTTCTGGCTCCTTGTATTGTGAATGTAGGCATTTTGGGAATCCTGGGTAACACTGAATTACGCATTCAGTCCTAGTCTTTCTCTCTCCAATTTCTTGACCATTTGTTCCCCGAAGAAGAGCTATCTCAGACCCATACCTCCTGCCTATTTGACCTGGATGCATGAATCAGGAGATCCTCTCGTCATGGATAGGATAGTGTTTCTGATGGCTGGAGCGAATTCAGTCTTGGCTGTCACAGTGGCAAAAATTCTTTGCAACGTGGCCTGGGTCATTGCCCTCTGTCTGTGGATCTTAAGGACTGAAGAGACGCTCTTTAATTGGGCTACTTCCTTGAAGCTTTCGCAGATATACGTCGACTAGATAGATTCTAGAGTGTTGAATGGGACGGACAAATGCTTGACTACAGTGAACCTGCTGGCTTGGATCACATCATAGAAGTGTGAATACCAGCCATAGTTCATCTCGAACATGGGTTAGGAGTAGTGCACCAGGGGGTGTTCGTATACGACACCTGATCCTCTGGTCTTCATGACTATTCTGGACTCCGGGATTCCTTGGGGAGTCATTGAATATGACACATCTACGGTGCCCTCATTGCATGGTAATGAGTATTGTCCCGGTGTTGGGAAGAAATTAGCTCCTACGGTGTAGATGAATGCGTCAGAATAGAATGGGACCCATCCATGGAGGTAGTAGTGCACATCAAAACAGGTGTAGTACACTGGGCCAGCGAAAGCTATCTGGGCAGATTCGAAGTCCTAGATCGTGCCTTGATAAAGGGTCTGGACTCCTGGAGCGTGCTGCATCTCTCCGCCTTAATGACCCTCATGGTAATAGAGGTTGTCATAGGCTGTCACGTTTGGACGGATGGAGATGATGTTGACCGTGATGGGCAATTCAGCGGGTGGGAGGACTAAATTACCTCCGATGGCAGCATTGGCTCGTAGTTGGAACGAGGCCTGAACGGCTTGATAGAATGCAAGGTCCATCTATCCTCCTGCAACTTTCCTTATGGACTGGAGTGCAGAGTTGGCTTATTCGTACAGGATGGATAATTGCCTGTAAGTAATGGTGTTTGG